GAAGATGTAATACACGCTAAGTGGGGCAAAGATAAATGAAAATTGGTTTCACTTGTGGCGCATTTGATTTATTGCACTCAGGTCATATTGTTATGCTTAAAGAAGCAAAAGAAAATTGTGATTATCTAATAGTTGGTTTGCAAACAGACCCTTCCATAGATAGAGATTTAAAAAATAAACCTATTCAGTCAATTTACGAGAGGTATATACAATTAAATGCAATTAAATATGTAGATGAAATACTGCCTTATGATCATGAAAGCAGTTTAATTGATTTGCTAGAATCTACCCATATTGATTTGCGGTTTGTAGGCGAAGATTATATAGACCAAGATTTTACAGGCAAAAAATTAACTAAACATTATTTTACTAGTAGAAAACATAGTTTTTCTACAACATCTTTAAGAGATAGGATTCAAAATGCCAATAAAATATAAGAAAAGTCAAAAGGTAAAAGATAAGAAAACAGGAAAAGAAGTTACAGAACACTTTTATGTAAAGCAACTTATGAATAGTGAATTAAAAGACTTGTTTGTATCTGCTTCTACTAAGCCTAAAGTAAAAGTTAAGATATTAACTGAGCTTATTAAAAGAAAGCTAAACGGCATAAATACTAGGGAGAATTAAAATGATAGTTAGAGGAATAAAAATACCAGTTCACTTACGGCATCTTTCAAGGGAAACATTAATAAAATTATTATATTTGTTCCGACAAAGAAACATATGAAACAAGCAAATTTATTTTCTACACCCAAAGAATCTACCTGTGATACAGAATGGGTAAATATGCCTGAATACAATAATGTTAAACAAGAAGAACCATATATTACATCCACATTTAAGTTTAGAAACGAGCATGATTACAATGTCTTTAAAGACTTGGTACAAGAACATTTATATAAGGGTGTAAAAGTTTTTGATGGAATGCAAAAACTTGATAAAAAAAGTGCTTGGTTTCCACATAATCAAAAAGCAAGTGCATATAGTTATAAATCTAAAAAAACTGTAAACCCTAGATTTCCAGTTTATATTGTTAGCAAGGGTCGGTGGGAAAGAAACCCAACAAGTCGTGCATTACAAGAAATGAAAGTTCCTTTTTATATGGTAGTTGAGGAAGATCAATTTGAAAACTACAAGAAAATAATTCATGAAGATAATTTATTGATTTTGCCACAAAAATATATAGATGAATATGATGTGTTTTGGACTGATGATGACCCACGCAAAGGACCAGGCTGCGCAAGAAATTTTTGTTGGGAGCATTCTATAGAAAATGGATATGATTGGCATTGGGTTATGGATGACAACATTGAAGCCTTTGAAAGATATAACAATAATATGAAAGTTAAATGTTTAACTGGCTCACCATTTTATGCAATGGAAGATTTTGTTTTAAGGTATAAAAATATTGCACAAGCAGGTCCTAACTACTCAATTTTTTGTCCTGCAACTGATGGTAGACCTCAATACAAGCTCAATACAAGAATTTATAGTTGCTTGTTAATAAACAATAAAATACCTTACAGATGGAGAGGTCGTTACAATGAAGATACTGATTTATCATTAAGAGCAATGAAAGATGGTTGGTGTACAGTTCAATTCAATGCTTTTCTACAAAGCAAAAGAGCTACGCAAACATTGAAAGGTGGAAATACAGAAGAATTTTATGCCAAAGATGGCACATATAATAAAAGTAAAATGTTAGTAGAAATGCACCCTGATGTAGCTTTTTTATCAGATAAGTGGAACAGAGTTCATCATCATGTCAATTATGAACCGTTTAGAAAAAATATTTTAAAGAAAAAAAATACTGAAAATAGTGTTAAAGAAAATAATTTTAATATGTATTTAGAATCATTAAAATCATAATTAATTTTAATAAAAATCTTTAAATTTAGTAAGTGATTCTAACTTAGGAATAAGTTCAGAATGTTTTTTCTTTTTTTTCAGACGAGTATTTAATGTTGAGTCCACTAAGTGTGCATAGCCGTGACTTTTCATCAATGCCTTTATCTGTGAGTTGAAAATTATTATCATTTTTTTCTACAAAACCTTCTTTTACAACATTGGCTAAAAGTTCTTCAGGCGTATCTTCATTGAACATTACAGATAGCAATAAGCCTAGTCTGTTGTTTTGGGTTTTTGATAAAGCCATTAAATATGTTCCCACCTCTCACCATTGAACAAAGCAACCTCTGCTGCTCTCCTTCTGCTAAGACCAACTAATACTTTTCCACCTGCTTTGTTCCACCGAAGGAACTGTTCAGGTACGGAGCTATAGTCTCCTGAGTTAAGCACCTTTAACAAGGTAGATGTTCCTAATGCATTTGGTCCTAAGTTGTATGTGAAGCTACAGAGGGCATCAAACTGACACTGGTTCAAAGGAACTTTTACACAAGCATTAACTGCATTTTCATATTCGTTTTCAAATTCATGCCACAGCATATGTTCTGCTTTCTCTTTTGACCACATATCGCCTTCTTGTACACCCTTAGTGTAACCGTAGCCAATAGTCCAAACTCCTGCAGCACATTGATAGGCTTCTAACTCACAGCCTTCAAATGCTCTGACTAAATCTATTCCTTCTTGTGATATACGCATATTATTCTCCCCAAGTTCCGTCATCTCTGACTTTTGCTTTTTTAGTTCCACCCCAGTATTCAACTGCGTGACCTTCATTGACAAGCATTTGGCAAACATCTTGACCATCTTCTGTAAAAGGGATTGCAAGTATTCTGCCATATTTTCCTTTGCCTAATGATTGAATTAAAAATGAGCCTACGCATAGTTCTGATAATCTTGCTGATGCTTTCTTACCTAATGCTTTTTCTTCTAAGTTGCGAGTTCTTGACTCAGGAGTATCTATACCTGCTAACCTGCAGCGTTGTTTATGAAGAAAGACACTAAATCCTAAGTCAAGAGTAACATCAATAGTATCACCATCAACGACTCTTTCTAGTATTGCTTTGTAAACAAATGGTGTAACTGTATTTGACATGATTAAACAGGTGCATCTGCACCTTTAGTTTCTACTTCTTGGCTTTGCCTATATTTAATGCCATGAGTTCTAAAAATTTATAGAACTTTCCAATCAGAGCATCATCTTTTGGCGTTGGAGTTAATGCACAGATAATTGATGCTAAGCATACAACACCTGTAATAATTCCAATCCATTCTCCTATAATTCCCATAGTATTCTCCTATATGAAAATCCAAGGCTATCAGATTTTATCATTTTTTGGAAGTTTTAAAAAAAGCTTGTATAATTCATTAGAACCTTGCAGTGCCTTGGGATTGTATATTATGCGGGTTTTATACAATCTTCCTTTTGGTTTGGTGAAGTCGCAGGGTTCACTTTTTAATTTTCTTTTGATTTTTCGGTAGTTACTTTTCTGTAGTAAACAACTACATCTTTCAATTCTGTAATGTATCTTTTGATCTCTTGCATATTGTATGCCATGACTTCATAGTCAGGAATCGTCATAGCAAGGAACACTAACTCACCTTCTTGTTGTTCTATTCTTGCTAATTGTTCATCCCAGTTATCAGGCGTAACAGCTATCCACTGCAATTCTTTTAGATCAATTTCTCTAGGCATGATAGGTTGAACTATCTTGCGCTCAATAGGCTTGGCAGTTACTTGTATTTGCTTAGTTGGAATTAGGCTGCAACTGCAAACCATCATCAAGGCTATCAACGGTGTCGCTGAGTTTCTCAATATCTTCCATGATATGTTTTGTACCATTGTTTATTTTCCTCTGCATTTCTATGGGGTCACTTAAAATTTTAGCAGTTAATTCATAGTTCTGTATGAACTGAGTATATCTGTTTAACTCTCTTTGAGCAGCTTGGCTCTTTACTGAAAGGTCCTGCAACTGTTGTGTTTGCATCTCAAAGTCTTTTTGGATTGTCTTAATTGCTTCCTCTTGGGTGGCAACTGCACCCTCTAAAACTGAATTATTTGTTTGCAGTATTTGATTTTGGCTATATAGATAATATGTACTTATACCAAGCATGATTATAATTCCTATGAATATCTGTTGCATCACATATCCTCTATTATGTAATTAAGACCACCTGCACTTCTGTACTCTATTGTCTTGTTATTTAGATCACGAAACTTTAAATGGTTTTCTTTTTGCACAATGATCTTTTTGCTTATGTAAACCTTATCGTCTGCATCTCCATACTCTTTGTTAAAGGATACTCTTATTTGATAACGATAAATAAAAAGGCTTATTAACCAATCAAAAATTTTTCTCATAACTACTATCCCATGTGAATATATTTAAGGCTTTTGCTTTACCTTTGACTATTATAGGTTCTAAGAGTTTTAAATGAAATCCACAATAGGTTTCAGTTTGCTCACCTATTAACAAGTCTACTCCTCTATCTTTTGTAGCACTTTCTAGTCTAGCTGCAGTGTTTACTGCATCTCCTATAGCTGTGTAGTCAAATCTTGATTCACTACCCATGTTGCCTATGATTGCTTCGCCTGAATTGATGCCTATGCCTATAGCAATAGATGGTAAACCCTCATTCTTTAGTTCAACATTTACCTGCTTGATGTTTTCAATAATATCTAAGGCACATTCTACAGCTACTCTACTATGATTATGTAAATCTAAAGGTGCATTAAATATTGCCATCATTGCATCGCCTATATACTTATCTACCATTCCACCATGCTTCTGAACTGCTATCTGTTGCGCTGTTAAAACTTTATTCATAATGTAAGTAACTTCTTCAGGCGATACAGATTCAGACAGGGATGTGAAACCTCTTAGATCAGTAAACAAGAATGTACAAGTGCGTTTCTCTCCACCCAACTTCAATAGATCAGGATTCTTTTGCAATTCCTTTACTTGTCTTGGGTCTAAGTAATGCTCAAACTGTTTTTTAATTTGTTGTCTGAGTTTGTATTGTTCTCTGAAGCGCATATAAAAAGCCACGCTTCCAATAATAAATTGACTCACTAAAGTCCAACTCACATTAATTAATATACCCTTGTGGATAAGTGCATAGCCTGTATAAGCTGTGGACATAAATATTAAAAGAGCCACAGATATACCTAGAGTTATTCCTAAATAATTCAATGCAATCCAAATCAGCAACCCAGTAAGCAAGAAAATACCAAGCTCTAAAGATATAGACCAATCAGGTATGTACAAAGAATCTTCTATTAATATTGATTCAGATAAAGCTGCTTGTATCTTATGAGGTTCTAATAAGCCTACAGGAGTTGCAATTTGTGGCATTACACCACGAGCAGTAACACCTACAAAAACAAACTTACCTGCAACATCCATTTCTTGAAGCGTGGTTTGTGG